ATGACGGAGGGGGGTACAGGGCGCGAAGCCCCCTCCCCGGTCCGAAATAACGGCAGAATCCGTAGCCGGTTAACGGCAAATCTGGGAAAATGTTGGGGAAAACCAGATTTTTAACGAAAAACCGAAGAAACGAACTCTTTGATCTATTTAATAAGACGAAAACGATTTTACGTAAAACATTTAGTAGTAATTTGTTAACAGTTACTTTTTGTTTTGTCTTATTAAACCTTTTTTATTTGGATTGTTCAAAATCCTTTTTTGTTACCTTTCGATAAATGGTTGGATCCATCTGACAAATGTAATCCATAGCCTCATCTATCGATTGTTCGTTAACCAAATCACTAGCAACATCCGAAACATTTGATGTTCTTGCTAATAAACCGCAACAATCATGACCAAGAATCAAATCATGTTTCCACCAAGCCTCAAACTCTGTAAATGGGTTTAATGGATTGTCATATGTTGTTAACATTGTTTCATTTGAAGCCATAAACAAAACTCCTTTCGACAAAGTTTTATTCTCTTTTTGTTTAACAAAAGCTTTTTAGTTTTCTCGAATTACTTTTGAAACCGTTGATGTCGAAACACCTAAACGATCAGCAATTTCTTTTTGAGTGTACATGCCAGAAGAAGACATGGCCAGTATGAGGTTCAACTGAGCATTAGTCAAAGCAGTCGAAGACCCTTTTGGTGTAGCACGTTGTTTAAACGCCTCTTGATCAGTATTGTTTAGAATCTGAGTAAGCTTGTTTGTACTTATGGCGTTAGCTTGAATTGCTTCCCATTCTTTGTCTGTGATTGTAATTTTTTCTTTGCCGGCGCCAACCTGGGCTCTTGCTTTATTTAAAGCTAAAGACTTTTCCCTTTGTCTATGTTCGTAATCCATATCCGGGTTACTTTTAAGCTTTTCAGAGGTCATAGCATTGGCTATGGTCTGAGCCTGACGCTCTCTGGGGGCATTCATCTGTGATACCCTCAGTTTAGCATTTAAAGAGGCCACCTCATTGGCATATGTAGACTTAGCGGACTGGCTTACTGGGGTAGGCTTAATGGAACGGGCCTCTTTTCTTGCCTCGTTGGCTAAACCTTTAAGGGTATTTGCATATTTTGCATACGCTACCTCTTTCTGATTAGATGGGTCTCTTACCAAATCCATAGCATCGTCAACTGTATCCATTCTACTTACTTTTTCCTGCTTGTATTCTCCACTATCCCTGTATACCTTCTTACCCGCCTGGTGGAGGGCTAGTTCGGAGGGGGTCATCTTACTAGTATCGGTGACCAGTATAGTCTTAGTGGCCCCGGTATCCCTATAGACCTTCTGCCCATTGTTCCATCTTTCAAGCTCGACATCTGTCATCTTACTGGTATCCTGTACTTCTTTTCTCTGGTTGATTCTAACTTCTGCACCAGCCTTAGATAGGATGGTAGATGCTCCTTTTACCATACCGGTCTCTTCGTTGACACCCTGGTACTTTTTCTTTAGGGATTGTATGTCGTTATCTTTTGCACTCTGCTTATAGTCTAGGTGGTGTTTTTCAGCATCAATTACCACCATTGAGTGCTTAACGGCCTTTTCAATTTCCTTAGGGGATGCTCCGCCAACCGTCATATCAGTAATCAAGTTAGAAACCCGACCCATCTCGTTCTGCTTTGTCTTAGATTTCATTTTAGGCGCATCATCTGGTAGTTTGTAACTTTCTTTTGGATCAAAATCCTTAAGTCCTTCTAGCTGTTTACTAGAGGCTATGTTTAAGCGATTAGATTTTATAGGAATTACAAGTGCAGTATCCCCATCGAAGTCGGCTCCAGAGAGTTGCTCTGCAACTTTCGTATTTATACCGACAGCATCGCTTGCATTTTCCATAATTTTCTTAGCATCTGCCTGTTTATTGTTAACTTTCAGAACCGGTATCTCGAAAATACCTCCATGTGGATATCTGACTAAAGCCACGGTGTCTCCATCGTTGTAATTTGGAGCGTAAATTTCATTATCTTTCATACTGGATACCGGAAGCAGCACTTGAAAGGCCTGATTCTTAAATCCCTTTACTGAAAGATCCGATGCGTTTGCATCACAGCCATTTGCAAAGTCCTCCAGTAACTTTTTCTTAATTACTGGGTTAGTCAGATTGTTAATTTTCTCCAATTCAGCCTTCTTATCAGCAATGGATATGTTAATTTGCTGATTGATTAACTTTAAAGGCTGTTTTGCTAGGAACTGTGATGATAAGGTCCTAGACCAGGAATCCCAATCTCCTTCTTCCCTAAGTTTATTTACAGGAGAGAGTTGAGTTTTTCCATTGACATCCGTGTAATAACTTTGCCCGCCAGCAGATAAAACTCCATCTTTCTCCTTTGGACCTTTTATTAAGGCTCCAAAAGGGTTATCGGCATCTATATTTCCATTTGCATCTTTATTCATGGTTTTAAACACCTTTTCGGCAGGCGTACCAGATGCTTTATTCGTATTATAGACTATGTCGTAACCTTCAGGAATATCATCACTGTAAATAGCCATTCCTTTCATGTATTTGTCATCGTCAACCCGAATTCTTACTTGTGCATACTTGGAATCACCAAGGGATAAATCTTCAACTCCAGGTCGAATTTCAACAACTCCATCTTTCTCTTTTCCTCCATTTTCTCCATACTGAATATAAACCCTGCTGGAGTCCAAGCTTGTTGGAAATTCTGGAGTCCACCAAGTTTTACCAGTATCTGGTGTAAATTCCTGAACCGATTCAACATTAAGTTTATTCTTTTGAATTTCACCATATGTAGTTTCAGGAGGGGCTAAAACCATTACGGAAGTCTGATGATTAGTCCCGACCTGAGGTATTTGAACCCAACTTTTAACATAACCTTCTTTTTCAAGCATAGCAATTGCAACTTTCTTAGTGCTATCGGTTACACCCATATAAAGTTCGGTACCATTACTCACATCGATCGGATGTTTAAAGTTTCCATCGGAATCGTATGCTTTTTTATTTATAACTTTCTTTAACATATTTGCTGTATTTTCGTATCTGTCAGTACGCTCAGCTATAACAGGGTCTAAAAGAGATCGAATTGAACTTTCATTTTTTCCCATCAATCTTCCAACTTCTGAGACATTTCCAGTTTTGTTATAAAGTTCTATAGCTCTAGCTCGATTTGCTTGTCTCTCTTGCTTTGTAGCTATGGCGATCTCAGCTCTTAACTGAGTCGTTGTGGCTTTCTCGCCAAGGAGCATCTTTGCAATATCAGCTTGACTAATTCCTTGAGCCTTTAAATTCTTAACCTCAGACAAAAAAGTAAACTGATGTTGATAAGGATTACTACCGGAACCCCAAGAATATCTTCCAGAGCCTCTTCCTGGAGGATCGTCGGCATGACCAACACCACTATGAACTATTAACTCATCCATCTTTCATCCTCCATTGTAGTAATAATCTTATTAACAGTTACAATTTTATCCATGATCGGAATAATTACATCAGCTTCTGGATTGCTAACTTTCACTTCATCAGACTGATAGATTCTCAATTCGATTCCCGTGAAGTCACTTGGTATGAGGTCATACTCCAGCATGAAGTAAGCCGCATAAATTTCAAGCTGATGCATAGAAGCTGGCGTTTTACCAGTCTTTAGATCATGGATATGCAGAACATTGTCTGGCGTAATACCAATAGAGTCTGCAGTCCCAAAGAACAAGTCCGAATAATATAATTGCTCCTCTGGTCTTAACCCAAGGAGTATGGAATCGTTAACATACATGTTTATGGTCTTCTCTGCTTCAGGAAGTTTTGTCCGGTTCTTGATTAGCAGACTCGCCATCTCATGCAATTCGGTTCCAATTTTCTTAGCCTTGCTATTGTTATAGGTCTCGATCATCTTTTCTTCGCTGTAGTTAACCCAGCTATACTTAGAAGCCCCAAAAAGAGCATGACTATCTTTCTTGAACTTTCGGCTATTATCATGCCAGTAAATATTCGTAAAGCTCATCTAGCACCTCCCGTTTGTTTTCAGGAAATATAAAAGCAGAGAATGCCATACGGTCCATCTTCTCTACGTAGTACTCCTGGTTTGGTCGGTGTCTCGCGTTCTCATCTTTCTTACATTCCAGACTTGCCCATCTATCTTCAAAGAGAATGATGAGATCTGGAATCCCTTGAATATACGTCGGGTCATTCTTCAAGATGATACATCCAGGAAACATTTCTTTCAGCTCTTGTTTAAGCTTTATTTGAAATCGACTTTCACTTGCCATCTTTCGAAATCACCCCTTTCAAGAAAATATAAAGAGGATGAATCTGTAGCTATAAACTATTGTTTACAACTAATCCAACCGCCTGAGCGGTCGCCTTCATCATCTCTCTTCTTCTCATTATAGGGTAAGAAAACGACGCGAATCACCATTTTTTGGTAAAAATATCAATTTTTTGTTATTTTAACACATTTTGCTAAAAACCGTTGTTTGATGTGATTTTGTGATTTTTTTCGCAAAAACTTTTTTTTGAAAAAATACTATAATAATTAATGTCACCGCGCGGGGTTATAGTAATATAAAAAAGTTTTTAACAAAAAAAACAACAAAACAACATCAAAATGCCCATTTTTGCCCATTTTTGCCCATTTTTGCCCATTTTTTAACTCAATTTTTTAGGGGGTGGTGACATTAATTTTGTCAATTTTCAGGAATTAATGTCACCACCTAAGTCAAATTCTTGTAAAAACATTAGGGGTTGCGTCCAAAAATCTACCCAATTTTATTACTGTAGACATAGACATTTCCCCATCTTTCAGACCTCTTTGGACCGTTCTACGACTTAAATCAAGCCCTTCACAACGGTCAATTCCTCGAATACTAAGCCCATTTTCATCAAATAATCGCTGAATCATATCAACATCAACCGGTATTTTCCACTCTTTAACCCTTGCCAAAGTCATTTTCCTCCTATTTTTCAACAAATTTTACCTAAGATCGCTTCGAAAACTTCAAAGAACTCTCATTAAAGTTCTGTTTATTCTTCAATTTACGATAAATAGCAAGGTCGATGAACGCAGAAGACCTCAAATGATAGTAATATAAGTCTTTATACGGCGTATTAATACGATCAATCCGTCCAGACGCCTGTTCTAGCATCCGATAAGAGTAAGTTTGACTAAAAAATATAATCGTATCGGTCGTAATACAGTTCCAACCCTCACAACCAGCAGCATACTGAACAAGATACAGCCATCTTTCGCCACTTGGAAGTGTTTGATGACGTTCTCCATTCCATTCAGCATACACAAGATCCTCACATTCACAATAAGATCGAAGCATTTCAAGTTCGTAAGAGAAGTTATAGAAGACAATGGCTCGGTTTTTCTCTTTTAAAATATCATCCAGCTTCTGAATACGGCTATAATCAGAGTTAATTACCTTCCGCATCAAGTAAACCCACTTGCCAGACTCCTCAATCGGACAATTTTCATACGGATCCCAACGATCTCGGTAAACCATTCGAAACAAATCCCGATCAAAATCAACATCAATCAGAATCTTATGCCTAACCGTTGTTCGCTGATCTTCCATAGGTACCAAAATATCATCCCGATACCTACGAAGAATCTTTTCATCAACATAACGTTCAATTTTAGGGTATTTGGAGAAACGGCTGTAGACGCAGTGTCTTTTAGTGAACTCAGTTTTATTCCTATAGAAACCATTAGCTACAAAAACTGGAATATAATCAGACCAAGTGTCACCAGGAGTAGCAGAGAGAAGAATCCAGTGGTTTTTACGAGTAATGTTGAGAAAAGCCTTTACCCAAGCGCCAGAACCAACAACTCGCTGCTCATCAAATATAAAGAAAGCCTCAACCACATCCTTATACTTCTTAATATTATTCCAGCTATCGATGGTCACAAGCACGCCAGACAAAGATTCCTCTCGATTCTTGCTTAAAATATAATTAGCGCACTCTCGCTCCCATTCTAAGCTATCTCGTTTCTTAGCCGTTGTGATAATATACAGATCTCTTGGATACCTCATCTCAGAGATCTTACCAACTCCGTTAACTTTCATACCGCCTTGGCAATCCTTCAATAGAAAATATCCCAAAGCCGTACGAGACTTACCAGAGCCAACGCCACCACAAAGAATTGAACCATTTTTGAGCTTCTCAATCGCCTCTAATTGATAATCATATAGATCTACAGCCATTTTACTACCTCCAAAATATAACTTTACTTAATGGTTTTTTCTTTAGATGAGTCAAACAACCCTTTATCAAGAGCTGCAATCTTATAAGTAGCTTCAAATACATCAGCTTTACAAGCACGCAGCGAACCGTTACTTTCTTTGATAATATAATCCCCAACACTCACTAAAGAATCTCCGTATGAAGAGTGAATCACAATAACATCTCTAATTAAAGAAATATAACGATCCACATTACCACAAAGAGACTCCACTTCGGATAAATTTGAACCGGTCCATTGAGTTGCGCGAACCTTAATCGGCTTAATTTGATAAATCGCTATCATCTGTTTGTCCCCTCCTCTAACATTTTTTGATAATATGTACTCATACTGTACTTTTTGCACATGGCAGCAACTTGAATGGCTTCACATGCAAGATCTACAGCACAAATTTCCATTAGGTCTACATATCGAATATCATCATTAGAATCTTTCCGAACACAAGCCCACAATTCCTCGAAAGCATCTTTTAATCTTTCAAACTCTTCCATACACTCTTCTAGCTCTTCATATATAACTGCCGCGCCCTCATGACAAGAATGAAATAGAGGCTTTTGTTCATTTGCCAATTCTAATTCTTCTAAAGCTAGACTTTCTACACCTTTCTTTATTTTTTTCATTGCCATTGTTATTTCCCCTTTCTCTTCTATAAGAATATGAACCCACAAATGCCAATTAATGCAATTAACATGCAGAAACCAACAACTACCATGAAATTATCAATGAAGAACATAAGAATCTTGCCAATGCAACCTAATATGAATCCAGCAATCGCAATTGGTATAATAATAGGCAGGCAAGCAACCACAACTGGTAACAGTAATAACGCTAAAATAATACTAACAATAATCTTCAACATAATAAATTCCTCCTTAATTGGATAATGATAAATACAACCAAACAACGAGTATGAGAATATAAACCCATACGATAGATACGACAAACCAACAACCAAATATGTCAAATAGTTTTTTCATACTAAGTCCCTAACATCGAGTTAAAAACATCAATAAAGTCTTCTGGGTATACAGAATATAAATCAGCCAATAATGGCCTCGTTAATGCTTTTATCTGCGGATGCGGTTTTCCAGTTGTCCCAACAGTTCGAAGTTCAAAGAAATGCCTCCATTCTTTAAAGTTTGCTGTCATAACGAGCTCAGTCTTCAAACCATTTGGCAATACCCCCCTTGCGATTTCTGGGGTTGCACCATTAATAATCATATCAAAATAATCCGATTCTGACTTGGACATAGCTCTCTCCCAAATTTGATATTGTTTTCCAAACAAGTTAACGGGCTTAATAAATGTTAATTCATTTCCGAATTTATCCTTTGAATAGTTACAATATCTAGTGCTTTCTTGTGCAAAACTTGCAATTCGATGTCTTACAATTTCGTGACTAACTCCTCTGTCGGTTATGAATTTTACTGTAAGGTCCTTATGAAGGAGCGACTCCGAAGTAGTAAGTGGCTTATGTCCAAGTAATGGGTCAAAAACCTCAATATCATCATAGCCAGATATAGTATCTAAATACCCAGCGAATTCGTCAAATATTGGCCGATGTATCATCAGAGTGTCCATTAACCCATCTGGTATGTCAAATCCATACATGCTGCATCCTTTTAAAAATTCATACCATGCTCTAAAATTAGCAGATATAACGCATCGACCTTGATTGGTTGCTCTTAACATGGTTGGGTGATTGAGATAATGTTCGAGAACAGAGGCGATCTTCAAAATATAATCATAGCTCTTCTGACACATTACGAGAACAGCACTTCCATGCTCCAACATTGCAAGATGCCCAGATTTTATTAAGCTTCTCACCATGTTATCTGCCGATCCTGTGGTTATCTTATCCTCACTCTTATAACAAGTTCGAGCAATCCTCTCAATCTTCCTTATTGGGTTGTGATCCTCTATTATTTCATACCCTTGTTTAATTACTTTCATATCTTTTTACCACCCTTTCTAAATATCACATCTAATGTCCATCGTTCGAACTTTTTCCCTACTACAAGTACCATAAAGACTGTATACCTTAGTTTTAATCGATGATCTAGTTCGACTTAGCTTGATTCCAATCTCACCAAAGTCAAAATCCGTATGACAAAGTAAACGTTTTAATTGCTCTACTTCAGAAGTACTCCAGTTAGCGTGTTCTAGCGATTTTGTAGCATACGAATTATCCATTTGTTGAATTTTTTTCATATGTTGAATTTTTGAATTAACGGAACCTCTAGACCTACCAAGTCGCTTCGCTATTTTGGTTACACCAAGAGTTTTGAGATTCTCCTCTATAAATATAATTTCTTCTTCTGTCCACTTTATATGTGGTGTATATGTATACTCATCATACATACTAATAATACCTCCTTAAATACTATATATAAAAATTTGTAAAGTAAAGGGGCCACAATAAAGCAGCCCCGAAATATAAACTACTCTTCGTCTTCGTACTCATCAGCATAAACTGGAGCGTCTAAATCAGGAATATCCGCATACTTCTTCGCAAAGTCATCCTCAACGACCGTTACGTACATTGCCTTCAAATACGCCGATACACCAGCAGGTCTTCCAGCAATGGCTGGGTAATTGTACGGGCGAATTACTAGATCGCAACTTTCAATAATAGACCAATCCAACTGATCGATTGTCTCTTCCGTTAACCGTAACTTTCCACGAGATGTAATTAACTGGCAAACTGGTGGATAAGGCTCAAACTTAACCTTAACCGGAATCCAAGGCTGCTCAAATTGGTCTGGATCATCTTCCCTTGGTTTTAGATGTTTAATATTCCAACCATCCTCGATCAAGCTCTCAGCCAGTTCTGGATCAAGCAACACACCAAAATTTCGGTTTCCAGCATTGTTGTAGTCCGTCTGCTTTCCAGCAAAATTCTTAAATATCAGCTGAGCACCCTCCAACCGAATGTTACTTGTTACTTTTAAGTCTTCTTTCTTACGCATAATTTTGTCCTCCTTTGACACTTGTTTTAAGATTTGTTTAAAAATATAAAAGAGAAAGGGTATGAAACCCTCGCTCTTTAAAGACTCTTATATGTTTCAAATTCCTTTGTCCAAGCTGCAGAATATATTTCAAGTGCCTGCCTCCAAATTTGGAAGTTTTCTTCATCACCATTTTCCAGATACATATTCATCTGTTTTAGTACATAGATTCGCTTCGCATTTAATCGACTCATTGCACTTCTGCATTTCCACCTTTTTAAAAGTTTTTGTAACATAAATATCACTCCTTTCATAAAAGGGATAAATTTTTACGCGATTACCGAATACTAGCAAATCTCGATAATCTATCGAATCTCATTTGCTGTAATTGTTTTCGCATTTTATAGACTTCTTTTCGAATATCATCAATCTCATTACTATTCTTACACCGAATCATCATATCCTCAGATAGTCTTATCTTAGTTTCTAAATGTCTTTCTTCTCTTGACATAAATATAAAACCCTTTCTTATTTTTTATGCGGCATCATCAAACGGCATCTCGTCATTTATCCAGCTAGAGTCTTCCGAAATATCACCCGAACAAAACCGCTCAAAGTCGCCATATTGACTGATAGTATCAATAGCATCATCGCATAGATGGTTATAGTAGCTCAAATCGATATCCTCTTGTAGACCTAACTTCTCGACCATCTCAGCCTCCATCCAACGATAAACACCAGCATTCTTACCAGTCTTCTTAGTCCCAGTTGCAGCGCTAAACTTCTGATTGCCATCTTTATCTTCACCTTCTCGAAGTAAAATACCGCCACCAACACCATCTTTCACGGGGCAGAAAGAACCAACCTTTCCAACAAATCGATAGTCGTGTTCGTCATCGCCGAGGCCCTCATTCATATCCAGATACAAAGCAGTCGTCACAGACTTCGTCTCGCAAATATCACTAAAGGTGATCTCCTCGCCACTGAAGAGGGTCTTGAAGACATACGGGATTTGAAATTGAGTTCCAGTCGCTGTCCACTGCAAAGAATGCTCGAAGTTGTCCCCTGGAATATAACCATACTTCTCTTGACACCAATCCTTATCTGCATACTGAGCAATATAAACCGCATCATTCACCAAACAGATCTTTTCGTAGGTTGCCTCATGCTCAAAAGTATAGCCGTATTCCTTTCCATAATCATTAACAAACTGAATAATATCATTGTCAGCATTAGCGATCTTAATGGAATCCGTCTTAATGTGCACAACAGTGTACCCACGAGCTTGAACTTTGTACTGCAAGTTGATCATGAAGAGTGCACCATACTTCGCAACAATGTTGTCTTTATTCCTTGGGTCTTTTAGCTTGTTCGGAAATGTCGCCGAGGTTAACCCATAGACGGAGTTGATGGCAGTCTTCAGAGCGTTTGCCAAAGCCTTTGCCTTTGCTGGGTCGTCTAGATACTTATGTAATCTCGGCTCTAGAATCTTCTTAGCCCCATCAAAATCTTTATGCTTTATCATCACACGAGCTTCTACGATGTTTTCAAACTTGGCAGTGTATTCCTCTCCAAATATCATTAATCGAATAGCGCTGTGTGGATGCATGGAAGCAACGTCTAATACGGCTACTTTTGCATACATACCAGGCTCGGCATAAACTCGTCCGCCCTCTCCAGGGTCTTCTCCTCGATAGATTGACTTTCCACGAACAATCTTAGCGCCCTCGTTGTACCTACTTTTGTCAATACCATAAGGGTCATACTCATACCCTGGAAATATCGTACTCAGATCGGTGTAAATGAATTGTGACTGTGGGTTACGGTCCGTTCCAACAATGATCCTTGTAGTACAAGCGTTCGTGGTATCATTCCTTGTCAGTCCAGCCCAATCGGCAAGAACCTCTCGAGCCACCCAATCCGCTTGGTTAGCATCAAATACCGCCTCCGTTGCTATGACATCGTTACAACAATAGTCAGCAACTTCTTCCCATCTTTCTTTTGGAACCGGCTTATCCCAAGGCAATCCAAGTTCTTGATGATGGATGCCAAGTTGAATCTCCCATTTTTTCAGACTCATCTTGTTTCCAGCGGATAAGAAGTCATAAATATCAGTATAGGACAAGTTGTAAGCTTCTCCGAAGAACGCCTCCTTATCACCACCAATGATTCGCTGACTCAAGTTGTAGAGCTGCTCTTCCGTATACCCCATCATTCGAGCATACAAAATATGATTATCATACTTTCGGTTGTTGAACCCGATTAATCGGAATTTTGTCAACTCCTCAACCTCGGATGGTTTTGGATTAATCATCTTTACAACTTTCTGTCCATCACCTTGCTTCTTCCAAACGATGATAAACAAATTGGAAAATACTTCAACGTCATAGAAGACGATTGGTCGATTGTCGTCGTAACTTTCATTACCATCACTAGGTTCCTCAGAACAGAACTCCATCTTGCTTACAAGCCGCATGCAATAGTCCGCCTGATGGGTGCTACTCATGGCAAATGCTTGTACAGCAGGTCTTAGATCTCGAACATCGTATTTCATACCGGAAGCATAAGCATCTTCTAGAATTTTGTAAATGAAATCCATGCTCGGTTTTGTGTTCGGGTGAATCTCTTTCCGCAAGTTTCTCTTAATCATCTCACGAAGAGACCGCTCCGATTTAATAATATCACTTGATACCACTGACTTCACCTCTCTTAGTGGAAGTCCAGAACTAATCATTGCAATTGGAATAGCATTACACAGTGTCAACATTCGGCGTAGGCTGCTCTTCCCTCGAAAGGTCTTGATCTCGACATCCTTTCCAAATATCCGACTAAGCTGCTTTGGATCACCATCGTAGTAGTAATGTAGGTGTATACCGGAGCCACTCTTACTTAATTCGGCATAGGTCGGAGGCCACTTTCGAGCTTCTTCCAAATTCAGTTGATAGTCCTTTTCCCCATTTTCATTTTTCAAATCAAAGTCGATCACAATCAAATTCTCAGGAACTCGAACGTAATGGACCTTTGACGTATTTAAGTCACTCAATTTTGTCTTGCATTTTGCCCACGAACAAGTTGGAGCATCGCCAGTAGCATACTGAGCTGGACAATCCTTGAAAATATCATCAAACTCAGATACCGTTTTGTCAAAGTCTAACCAATACTCATGTTCTGCTGGCTCATTTGAAATATCATCTTCCTTCTTTTCAACAGGCTCATATTTAAACTTCTCACGTTGAAACCCAATATAAACGTTGTACTGGCCATCATACCGGTCTTGGAAATCAGCAAAATAATTTTTCAACTCGTCCTTAAAGACCCTTTTATTCATAATGTAACGCATCTCGGCATCTTCACAGTAAGCTTTATACCGCATCCAAGCCGTATTCAGAGCAATACCATGATCATCCTCTAAGAACAAATCCAAATTATCCTCAATGAAATTGTAAAAATCATTTGTCTTTACCATCATCGAGGTTGGAATATACTTGTCGTAGTGGGTTGCTCCTAACTCACGAAACACATCAAGACACCTCTGAGCAATCCCTGGATACTCAAATCGAATCTGATTCATCAGTTGATCGAATCGCCGCCTCGGAATTTTCTTACCGGTTGGTGTCACATCAATCAATCGACGAAGTAAACCAGATTTGGAATCCGTAATTTTCACAGGTTTGTTGGTTCCCATGAAAAGAAAACTTTTGAATCGAATCTCGTACTTGGATTTGTACTTCTCGTTGATAACCATCTTCTCATGAGATATAATACTGTTAAGACGTGTGTTATCCTCAATTCGACTTAAATCGCCGTCGTGCTCAATAGCTATCAACGGGTTGTTCTTTAGAGACTCTAACCCAAAAGATCCGTTTGAACCTAATTCTTTTGATTCAAATAAGGACCAATAACCAGGAAACATATCTTGTATAATGTTTAGAACTGTAGATTTACCAGTCCCAGGTCCACCATACAAGACCATAAACTTTTGTATTTTCTTGCTTTCGCCAGATATAATGGAACCAATTGCCCACTCCAACTTTTCACGCTCTTCCGGGTCATAAAGCGTATCCATAAGCTCATCAAAAGCTGGTGTATCCTGCTCCTCTATCGGATAATCCAGAGTTCGAGTGGCATAGTCTTTCTTTTCCACTGAATGATTTGAAAATATCACTTTCTCATCTAACTCAACGTACCTATCCGGCATAGACTTACAGTACTTCTGCCACTCACTCCATTTGTTTGTTCCAAAACTACCTAAAGTTTTTATTACAGCATTTGGAGGTATATGTTTCTCCTCTACGTAATTATAGAGAAGATTATCTACCATACGCTGCACATCTTCTTCATCTTTTGACCATAGATTTCGCTCCTCGTCCCAAATAGCGTAGAATGTTTTACCACGAATCATGAGGTCTTTTGATCGTCTTACCATAAAATCCGGATACACAATCAATCTTTTTTCTTGACTTTCTTTAATTGATACAAAATCTAAAGACATTTTACCATTTCAACCTCCTTTATCTACCAAATATGGTAAAAATAGGGGTTGTCTAGTAGTAATTTTCCCCTATATACGCTTGCATTTGAGACCAGATTTCACAAGTTCTTTGATCGGTTATCGGATACTCAAGCGGAAATATAGAACCATCACCATTATAGTCAAATTCGCGGTCTAACCAAGCATCCAAAATATCATTTACTTCATCGGCCGAGAAGTTCCGATCTTTATAGTCTAACAATCCTAGATTATCAAGCATGGATTCAAAAATATCATCTGGATGAGGGTTTGATGGATCACCGACATACTCTAGATCCATACGAATTGCTAGACCAATTAACATCTCAAGAATTGTACAATTATCACCCCAACGTGCTCCAGAGACACCAATTGCATCAAAGAAATCTTCTCGAAGCATCTTGCCATCTTCTGCTCTATTATCATCGTGATCAACAGACCAATAAAACTCTCTTGTGGATAAAATATCAATTAGTTTCTTGTAGCTTTTAGCATTAAAGCTAATCCTATCAATAAGCCAATCAACATATTCATCCCAGGCTGTCCTTACTACTTTTTTATTTGTCATTATCTTCAACCTCCCCGCTATCTTTAGTCATTCTCATTGTCCTAAGTTGATTTTCGTAATATGCTTCCATAAGCCGCACGAGCTTATTCATGCTACGATTAATATCATCAAAACCAGCTTTCATAGTCTTTTCAAAATGCTCAAACTCTTTCTTTGAGATTCCAGTATTAATAGTTGTCATCTTATTACCTCCTAATTAGCGAAAAGAGAAAGGGCATGTAGCCCTCGCTCTCAATCTTTTTTAATATCATCCATCTCTTCAACCCCAATTTCATTTTCTTCACCACTTTTGGGTTCGTCCAATTGGTCTGAAATATCTTCTGTTTTTTCATCGATTAATGGTTCTTCCACATTATCGGTTACTTCTTCCGTTCCCCCGTTCTCCAACTCATTAGAAGAAGCTTGGATTTCCATATGGTATTTGCAAGTTGCGGTAAAGACGATGGCTAAATTATCAGAACACATATAAATAGGTTCGGATAATCGATGCATAACGACACGCTTAAATTCACATACGTTCTTATGAGCGCAACTAACGCAAGGTTCCAATAAAGGTTTTTCAAAAGGTTTCTTAAAATTTAGTTTTTTTCCAACCATTTGTATCACCTCCTTAATGTGAATCACCATAAGCGGCAAATACTTTCTGAATTTCATAAACGGTATCCAACTCAAAATTCTGCACAAATATCACCTTTTCATCCGAATCGGCGAAATTATACTTCTCAAGACAGTCCCCAATCAAATGACCAGGCTCGTCAATTACCTGATCGTTGTCATCACATACGGTTTCATCGTCTGTATAGAAATATAAATTGTCAAAGTCATAATATGGCGGCATTTCATTCACGGCATCTGCCGATATGATTCGTGGTCTTCGATTAGAATTTTTCAAATGGTCATTGTGCGCTTCCTCTTCCGGAGTTTCCTCTTCTTCCTCATCGTCCAAAACATCCTCCTCTGGATACTCTAATTCAGCAGGGTCTTCTTTCTTCCCTTTATACATAGTCGCGTATCGAGTTGTTTCCCTCTGATTCTTCTCCAGTTGCTCCTTAATTTGCTTACGTTTTTCTGGGCTAAGCGGACCAGAGGAACGATTACTTTTTTCTTCAATCTCCTCCTCCGCCGCTTCTTCAACACGAGCATACTTATCCGTTACGCCAGTGTATTCTTCCATAGCCTTTACATCATTCTCATACTGCTCCTGGTATTTCTTACCGAAATATAACCGACCTCCAAAGAAACCGGCAGCAGCTCCGATAACTAAACCGCTTAGAAATATAACTCCATTTCTCATAACAATTCTCCTTTCAAATCGTCAATGTTTATTTCAATAGTATGCCACCGATGGTTACAAACTTTACATCGCCTTCTTCTAGCTTTTTTATCATACTTAGTGCTGTAATATGTTTGTACAACGGTGGTCTCGTACTCCCCGCATTTTGGGCATTGCGAACCATCTAAAATGTCTTTCACTTCGCTTGGCTCCATAATTGAATCCTCCTAGAAGTCGTAGTTTACGCCAATTCTGGTAACCTTTCGACCATCATCTATGGTTCTTGGGAGTAACTTCAGCAAGTCCTCACCAACTTTTCCAAAATCTTCCAAAGTGTATTCACTTTTATTAAGATTCAAATAGGCATTTCCAACGTGTTCAGGATTGCGAGATAAACCAATATCCAAAGAAAGGTATTTTGTCACTTTTAAATGATACCCCTTTCTCATCCAAATATAACTGGATACGGCGCTTGCCAGAACTCCTACTAATATTTCCTTTTTATGTTCCTTTACGAATTTCTTTACTTTTTGCATAATTATTCTCCTTTCAAATAAAAGAGAAAGGGCATGAAACCCTCGCTCTTTAAATCATTCATACAAAGCTTCAACCATCATCTCATTTAGATTTTCACGTAGCGTTTCACACTCGAAGACTGAACCGCATCTACCATAGAAGTTCTTCGTTGACTCAGCATGAGCTATGACATCTTCTTGTGAATAGTCTCTAGCTATCAGCTTATCAATAAAGCCTTCTCTAAATGCTTTTCTTGCCTCTTCGATAAAACCATACATTTCTTCTAATCTCATAATAGTTTCCTCCTTAAATATAATGTTTTTCTATTATACCATAAGATTCCAACGCGAGATTAGTAGCTGAGCCAATGATCTCGGTATTTCCATGCATTTTTACCGTTGATTGGTCTTTCCGTGCTGCTAAAATATAAAATTTTACTATCGAGACGTTCCCCAAACCACTCTAATTCAACGGCTTTGTATGCATCATCAGAAATGTGGTTACCTGCTCGTTCATAGGCCCCATTCAAGATCGGACTAAACTGATGCTTTTGAAATATCACTTCCTCGATGGTGTTCGGGAACTTATCGCTATCAACACGATTCAACACCACATCTACAACATAGCGCATGCCAGTCAAACCTTGATCTCCAGCTTCTGCTTCTACCAATTGAGCCAGCATTTCCATCTGGCCGTACATCTCTTCCAATGCAATTTCATAGTCAGTTTGTATATACTCTTCGTGAGCGGTTGTGGTATCCAGAATATAATCATAGTTAGGCGGATCATACGTCAAATAAGTTGAGTAACCATCAAAAATATAATTCTCTTTTGTTGTATCTGCCTCAGCCAATGGACCAGAACATATAATTATGGAACTAGTCAATGTCGTTGCGATTAATCTGGCGATTGTTTTCTTTAGCATATCATCCTCCTAAAATATAAACAATAGAGGGACAAGACCTAAATCTTATCCCAAATTAAGCCATCATGATTGAATTCTAGCAATACTGTATTATCGTCACAGTTTACAAATCTTCGAGAATTCTCATTTCCGAATAACCCGAAGTCAATATAATTGTCGGAATCTTCTCCGAGAATCCAACCCGTAACACAGCCCTGTTGCGTCTGCTCAAATCCAAGTGCATCATATACTTCGTTTAAGAAAACGTGCCCTCTTGTTTGAAGAATATCATTCATATAATTCTGCTGCCCTCTTAAGAACATCATATTGAACTCTGGGTTTTTATCCCAGTTTTTATTGTGTGAATCGAAGAACCTTGAAGTATCGTCCGGAAGCTGCTTTGTTGGGTCTACCTTTTCTACAACTTCTTTTACTTTTTTCTTTTTCCCATCTTCATCAACAATCGTTGTCTCGATTTCTTCAAGTTCAGTTCCATAACGGAAGTGACGATCCATTACTTCACCTTGCTCATCGCGTACCCGTTGGCGATACTGCTCAAATACGCTCGAAACTGTATTGTAAGCGGCTACGGCACCCAAATATCTTTTATGCAGAATATTCCTCGATACGAGAATACACGTGATAGAAAAGGCTCCCACGGCTACTACCGGAGCATATGTTTTAGCTAAACCAACTGCAGTTTTTGTATAAGTAATTACCTTATCCTGCTTTACAAGCTCATCATCATACTCATATTCGCCAGGATTCTCTTCTGCAATTTCTTTTGCCTCTCGAATATCTTTCATTCGATCTTTGTGCTCTTCCATAACCTCCTGAGCGGAAAGAACAGCTTTCGAAGCAAGGATAACGGTTCCAACAAAACCGATAATACCAGCCGCCAGTAGAATTTCTGGACTATGCTTCTTTACTTTCATACTTGTCTTTGATGCGGTTTTACTAATTACCGCTCCAACGTTTGATAATGTATTACTCTTCATTATTCATCTTCCTCCTTAAATATACTTGCTATCTTTGTTCCTAAGTTTTCGATTCCGTAACCGATTCCAAATAGACCAGCTGCGATTAACATTGCAAATCGAATCTGTTCGGAAAAATGATTACCTCCAAATATAACTAAAAACAAGAGTATAATCCCACATACATCATTCATAGAATTACACCTCTACTTTCTTTGGGATTGGGTCCGGTTTTTTACGCCATTGTTTTGTTCCAAAGTTCCAATTTTTATCGTCGACATATAGGAAGAACAACACGCTGTCGTCTTCAAAGGTTAGAGCTATTGTTTTGCTTCCTACTTTTTTGACGTATTTAACTCGTGTAAAATATCTCGGAAAAAGGTCCATAAACTTTTTCTCAATCTCTGCCCGCTTCATAAATACCTCCTTTTACATGACACTTTCCAATTCTTTCAAAGACTTCATATCCAAGGTGATTCGCGCGTTTGACTGACGATTGTTCCTTGACTTGAATTGATACGCCAGATTAGAAAGAGCCTTTGCTTTTGACTCCGCTACGGTTTCTCCAGACCATTTAGAGCAGATCAATCGATCGAACTCAACTACCGGTCCAGTGTACTTATACTTATGGTTCATTATTAGTTGTACTCCTCTCATTACATCTTAATTTCTCTTCCTCCTCAATTTCCCAGAGAAGGTATTGCTGTGCTTTTTTGAGATCCTCTAACCGATCTCCTTTTCGTCCGGCTCTTGAAATATACTTTACCGTGTTACCAAGATTGAAGTTCAACCCCCAATCATAAATTACCTTTCTTGGTTCATACAATCTACCTTCGGTATAATGAGCTGGTTTACTAACACTGTCGTACATAAAATATCACTCCTAATCTATTGGTCTTGCCTCATCGACATCGATTAACCACCCGTCTCGAACGCGTCTAGTTCCGATTTGACTTACCCTAGTCCATCCCCAGTTATTATCGGTATATCGACCAGCAATATCCACCAAATCGAATAGATCGGCTACAGAAGCGGACCCTTGATCTTCAATCCTCCACTTTAACTGATCCACAACTCGTTCAGCATCATCTCGATGATTTAAGACTATGTTGCGATAATCTAATTTATCATCATCTAAATATTGGTCTCTATCACGCTCACGGGATCTACTAGAAGAACGATAAGAAGCGCTATAGTCACGATAACTACCTCTAGAACTTCTTGAGGATCCCCGACTGCTCTTACGGCTCGCCACCTCTCCAAAAAATATCATTGAAAGACCATCTAGTAAAAGATTTTTTACACCAGGAATAATAACCTCAGTTAACATCCAAGACTTCACATCGTCTACATCTTCTTTTATGAAGGTATCAGCAAATCTTCTACTTAACGGTTTCTTTGTTGTTTTTATTGCGCCCTTAGATACAACTGGTTTCATTCTTTCTTTTTTAGATTCTTCTGCTTGGGTTGCTTTGTATTTGTTTGAGTTTGGCTTTATTGTACTAGCATCTATCTTAATATCGCCCATTTACTCGCCCTCCTTACTAAACGGAATTACATTGGAATTACTCTCAAGTTTTGAAGAAAATGTCTTACGAAGGTTTTCTTCAATAGAGCTTCTGGCTATTGAGTTTACAGAAGATATAATACCAAAACTAGCCGCGCTGAGCTCCACTATCGACAATATGATTGCCAATTTTCCAATTACTCCGCTTCTACGGTATACGTCTGTTGAAATATCATCCAGTATCTTGTAAGCTCCAATCGCTCCTCCGAGCCCAATTAACAAATCAAAATTTGAAACTTCTCTCTTTTTATTTACCATAATAAATTCCTCCTTTTGAATCTTAAATGGCGAAAAATATAAGAGACCATGATTTTCATGATCCCTTATACTTTAAATAATCATTTACTTTTTCGGCTCTTCATCATCGCCAGAAACAACTTCAATGTATTCTTCATCGTCCTCGAGTTCTTCCTCATCCAGCATATCAAAGTCATAATCGATTTCCATCTTCTTTCTTCTTCTCGCTCGAATCCACAGTGCGGCTCCAACGCCTATCGCTGCTATTCCTGCAATCAGACCTCCGACAACAATCGTTGAATTTCTTTGATCTTCTAAATCAGCAACCTCGAAATCCTCAACTACAGTTTCCATTACCTCATTGTTCATGTTCTCATTCATAATTGAATCCTCCTTAAATATAAATGTTTTTCTATTATAGCGCTTGAATTTTACGCGAATAATAACGTCTTTCAAATTCTCTGGCCATGCCGATCTCCTGCTGAAGTTTGATACGACCAATATCATTATTAATGTAAATCCCGAAAGTCTTTACGCGGCATAACATCATAATCTACGCAAATACAAGGTTTACCGTCTGTTGTTAGAATCGCAGTGCAAGTGATTGGAAGACTTCCATTTGGCTGTAAATCGTCTACATCCCATCCAAAATCATATCCCATTGGAGTTGGCGTAAGTCCTTCTGCATTGATGGCATCGTAGAAATCATTCAGACTTATATACATATCCGTTCTAATGTCCGCACTTATCTTATTAATTGCCTGACATATTTTTTGATAGTTAGAATAGAAGAAACGTCCAGTGTACATATCCTTGCATAGAACATCTCCGCTGCCAGCTATAATGACTGAATTTGAACTATCCTTTGGAGCCTCGCCAACTTTATCTTTTACGATGGCATCTTTGATAGCTCTCGTTTTCTTTTCACCAAGCATTTCTTGCATCTTACCATTTAAATCTTTTACTGCTTTCTCAGATACTGTATATGCGGTTGATAACACGGCAATTCTTTTGCTAGAAATTGTATTACTCCCAAGAATGCAAGCTGCTGTAGCTCCACCCATAATCACAGTCGGCGCCATAACTGGAGTTAACTCTTTTACCGCTTCAACGATTACTGCTCTTCTAGCGGCTTTGTCTTCTGGATTCACACATTCGAGATCTGCTTTCTTCTGCTTCAAGATCTTTTCAGCTTTCGGAGCTGCTTTATAGGCTGCTACCGCAGTTGTTACTAAACCAACAATTGCCATGCCGGTTAAGATAGCTGGGCTATTTTTCTTTCCAAATGCCCCGATTCCGTTTAAAGTTTCTTTTAGTTTCATAGTAATTCTCCTTTCAAGAAAATATTGAATGAATAGTTAAAAAAATAAAAATGAAAGAATATGTATGATTCTAACATATGTTTAATAATACTCTTTCATTATAGGCTAAGTTTTCCCCGCGAGCTAAGAATCTTACTTATATATAGCATCTAAAAAATCATCAAAACTTGTAGATTCTTTTTTATTATCTATTGGGACTCTACCAGTTATCTTACGCCTTTTCCAAAATGGAAGATCAATTTTTAACTCATCGAGTCTTTCCACAATATTATTAAGACTATCGACGAAGTAGAACTTGCCTTTATAGATGAACACATCGCCATCCACATCACATCCATGATGACAACTTGCCGTTAGTATTTTTTGTTTCTTGAAACCAATCATAACGACTCCTCCTTATAAAACATATCCAAAATATTCATCAACACCTTCAATTTTAAACACCTCATCTAGAGTTAACACGTCCGGTTGCATGTGATTAAAGGCGTCTTTATAACGATAATCAACAAATATAAATCGAAGATCATCGTCTCGCTCAAGACAAAGAGATGCATCATAAACCTCTCGAACTGCAAATGGCTCGTTTTCTAACATAAAGGTTAAATATTGTTTGAATGCTTCTTTTGCCTTATAATAAGATTCACAAAGCACCACAACCATAAATATCAGTCCCCCTTCGGAAACGTGCAATAGTATGGACATGAGAGACACTTTTTCTCTAATTGTCCAAATTCATCCCCATTGGACTGATACTCCCCAGGGCAGGCGTTTTGAGTTGCATCGTTGGATTGTAGACGCTCTGCATGGCAATTGTGGTATTCATCAAAACCCATGAGTTTACATGACAATCTAACTCCGATGCATAAACATAATAAACTACATAACAAATTAACTATAATACCCATATATTTCTCCTTTCTTGAACACATGCTCTCGTTCTGCAGCCCACGGCAATAGATTGTCTAAAATATCAGTCGACACATCATACGCGGTAGAAAACATAAAACTAATCCCGCCATCTTTTGATCGACAAGAAAAATCGTCCATTAATTGTCGAAATTGCTCGATTGCTTCAATTGGCGAAAGTTCAAAATGTGATAAAATATAAATCCTCAATTCCTTGATGGCCCAACTTTTAAATGAGCGATGCATAAACTCACCTTTGTTCATTTTGTAGGTTTTTGGTGGTTTATAATATTCTTTTTCAACAGCATCGATCATACGCAATACCTCTTCAGTATAATCCATTGTAGCTCCTCCTTTAAAAATTTGCAAAGACAAAAGTCGTTCTTTTTCAAACGACTTAGCCTTTAACACTTCTTGATTCTTATTACAGTTCTTTTAGCATGGAGGTAATATCAATCCTCCAATTAGACCAGCTGCAAGTAGGAATCCAGTCCCTCTAATTATTAGCTGCTCTGAAATTGGCATTTCAAATAAGTTCTCCAATCCAAATTTAATAGTTTTAACCATAATAGTTTCCTCCTTAAATATAAATGTTTTTTTTCTATTATAGCGCTTGAATTTTACGCGAAACCAAAAAGGAGACCATTTTCATGATCCCCCTTCGGTTTACTTTTTCTTTCTTCTTATGGAATTATTCTATCATTCGATCTACAAATTTTCCAATAAGCCCACCAGCTAAATATCCAATACATCCTAACATCAGATACATAACTGCTACAATACCGGTTACTTTAAGATTCTTTAACATAATAAAACCCTCCTTTTGAATTAAGTTTTTAGTTTCTATTATACCATAAGATTCCAACGCGAAAAGAGAAAGGCGATGAAATCACCGTCTTACTCTTATTATTACCTAGCGTTTCCTTCTCTTATTTGCACGACCCTGATGATCCCTTAAAATAAGAATTATTCCACTCATGATGAATAATAATCCTAATAATGCCATTTCTTACCATCCTCCTTAAATATAAATGTTTTTTCTATTATAGGAGTTGAAAAAAAAACGAAAACGCCAAGTTTTCTTGACGCTTCGATTTGAACCTAATACATTCTAAATCCTTCAGTCATAGTTTCAATAATCTCAAAACCAAAAAGGTTCTTAATAATCTTTAACATAATAACATCTCCTTTATTTAAATAATATCTTTAGTTCATTATAGCGCTTGAATTTTACGCGAAACCAAAAAGGAGACCATTTTCATGATCCCCCTTCGGTTTACTTTTTCTTTCTTCTTATAATTAACCGAAACAACAGATAATCTATTGCCGGTAAGCACAAGATCAATAATATTATTGGTGACATTGCTATCAATCCTGTTAGTAAAGCTGTTAAAAACCCCACAAACATAAATAGCATAAACAATAACAACAATGTAATCATAATCTTTACCTCCTTATTATAAATATCATTTTATGTTTCTATTATACCATGAGATTTCAACGCGAAAAAAAAACGAAAACGCCAAGTTTCCTTGACGCTTCGCTACCATTACTTTAAGACTTTCATATCTCTTAGGATTACCCCTAATGAGTCACCGTCCGCTTTACGCTCTTCAATTTCTATCCACTCTGAGCTTTTAAGCTTTCTTCTAAGTTCATAATAATGTCCTTGTGACCGATCGTAAATATAATTTTCTTTCAATCGTTTTTCTTCTCTCACATTCCCAGTCCTAGCAACAATCTTTGTAATTTCGATTATTCCAGGAATGAGCACGGGAGTTAAGATTAAGATTGCTTCTTTATTCTTTACAACCCATCTTTTTGCATCTTCACAGAACCATTTAGCTTTTAGCTTTGCTTCTAGAATTCGTTCCTTCAGACCCTTTTTCTCATTCATAATAATACCTCCTAAAAATATAAGTTTTATTAGTTCCTATTATAGAGTAAGATTTCAACGCGAAAAGAGAAAGGGCATGTAGCCCTCGCTCTTTAAATATCGTTATGTTCTTTCTCAAAATCCTCAATAAAAACCCACGAATTAAAAATGAACTTTCATTCTTCAAATTCATTAACGTCACCCTTATTTAAATACTTCCGCATTTTTTTTGAGCACGTAAATTTTTCTATCTGTTGTTGACATCTCCTCACTTTTAGATTCATGCTTTTTTAAAAAGTTTTTGTAACATAAATACCACTCTTTTCTACCATAGGAGTTGAAAAAATTGCGAAAAACGAAGAGCCCATGATTTATACACGAGCCCTCGTCGATTCTTATTTCCAGGGGAACTTAGGTA